GCAATTGAAAGGTTGGCGCTAGTTACTACAGCAAAAATTTCCAAGTAATCGTTAGCGTTTAGGTTGACGTAATAGTTCCAACCAGAAATTGTGGCTGTTGGAACGCCAGCACTTTTGCGTTGAACAAACCCAAGGCGTCCGGTTGATCCCGCTAAGTCTGTGCCGTTGATCCGCAACCAAACATAAGCATCTTCTGTTGAAGTGGCTAAATTAGAAAACTGACCCGACCACTGGAAGTTATATGTCCCCGCAATTAACGCGGTCAGCCTTGAAGATGTGCGGGAAGTCATTGCCCGAGAAGACAGCGCCCCAGATGTGCTGGTAGTGTATGTTCCTGCCCCTCCGGCTGTCCCGGTAAGCTGATCAACGATGTAAACGCCATATGCCGTAACAGTAGTAGAGGCAATTGTGATTGAACTACCATCCGGCACGTTGATTAGGTACGTTCCAACACCCCCACTGCCTGAAATAAAAGCAGCAATCCGACATCCCGCTGGCATAAGCACACCATCGGTCAGGTAATCCCCAACCGCCAATGTGCCCGAAGTTACTCCAGTCACGTTCATCACGTTCGCCGTAATAGAGGCGGTCACAACCGCTGTTGAATACCCAGTCCCAAACAGGTGGGAACCCACATATAACTGACCCGTGATGCTAGATACGGTTAGCGTGGTGCCAGCCCTAACCCCGGTAAACGATGCCGTGGTGTCAGTCAAAACAACTTGGTTGCTGTAGTCAACCTGTGTAAACGACAGCGGGGTTGGGTAGTTAACCGACGGTTGCTGGTTGGTATTGTCCTGAAAAGACCCAGACGGAAACCGCAGCAGGGCGTTAGCCGCTGTTGACGGAGGAAAGAACGTGATGGTCATGCCGCCTCGCCGCCGGAAGCGGTGATGGTGCAGCCGACCGCACTAGCTTTAACCTGAATAGTCGTTCCCGCGTTCAATACCTGCGAGCCAGTCCACTGCATCGTGGTGTATGCAGGGAGCGCGTTGTTGTACATGAGGGCGTTGCCGGTCCCAGCGGTACCAGCAGAAGGCACCAAACTGACGTAGATGTACACAATAGCGCCGGTTGTGTTGATGATGTCAAAGTCTTTGAGGTACGTGCGAGTGCTAGTCGGAACCGTGTAAATGGTTGCGTAGCTGGTCGTAATTGCAGCCTGACCAAGCTGAAGAGGGGTGATGGATTGATAACTAGCCACTGAACAGCCCCCCGCTGTTGCCTAGCCAAATTTGAGTTTGCGCGTTATTTGAATCAACTGTTGATACTTGTAACTGCTGCAAAGTTTTATCAAGTTGGTTAAAGTACAACCGCAAGACATTGGCAAATTGGTCTTGGTACCGACTGTCCCATTTCTTTGGGGCTAATGGAAGGTTAGGCGCAGCTACTTTATTAAGAGTAGATTCAACCGTGATTATATAGCTCATCGTCTACCGTCCGGACGAATGTCAATCCGTGGTGCGCCTAACTGCCACGAAGTATTAATTTGATTTGATTCGGCTTTAAAAATTAGTTGTCGGCCCCGTACTCGGGTATACACAATCCCAGTGAATTCTTCAGTGATATTGTACGCCGCCGATTTTGTAACGGAAGCGGAAGCAGGAGTACCAGCACCTGACCCTGAACTAGCCATAGGATACAACGTCATTGTTAGTTGCGCTGGAGCCCCAGTATTTGGATCAGTCGAAGAATTATTAAACGTCAAATCTGGCAACACTCGCCAAATGTACCCAAAGTTGTGGCCGTCACCAATGTCAAATTCGGACGAAGAAATGTATGCATTTATGGGCAGTGTCGTGGCAGTTTCGTTGTCATTTAAACCCGACTCTTGATCAACAATATTGTACGAATAAGTAGCCGCTTGTGGGCTAGGCCGAAGCCCAGAATCATTCCAAGCGGTGCGAGCCATCGTGCCGTAGTACCAAACTTGTTCTAAGTAGTTGTAGACCACATAGCGGTCTATTGTTGTGTTGGGGTTTGCTGCCGTTCCTGTGCCATTTGGCCCAGTAATAGAACAATAAAACCACCAAACTTCATTGAACCCTTCATTGGTTCCAGCAAATACTTGCTGTCCTTGGGCCAAATTAATATCGTTATATATAAACTTACGTAAATCGCAATTAAGCGTTTGCACGCGACCGTCGTACATGTAGAACTTGTCTACGCCCATCCAATAAATAACTCCAGAACCAACAACTGCTGAATTCTGGCTGATGATGGAAATATTGTCGCCAAGGAGCTGAGTACCCCATACAACCGGAGGACCAAGATATTGAAAGGAATATACCGAAGAGTCAGTAAATACTACGATTTCTTGCCGGGTTTGAACCGCTGTAATAATTTGTGACCCGTGTGATAGCTGCACGCTTCCGGCTTGGTTTGTGGCATCCGGTGTCCACTCCAACACATTATTTTGATCCGACCAACGCGCTAGCATTGGGTTCTGTATTGCCGACCCGTAATCATTAGCGCCAAACGCGAACACGAACCTATTAACGTCGGATACAAACAAATAATTTTGGAGCGTCGGTACGTCAACCAACTTGGAGATATACACCCCCGACCCAGTCGAAGAAGTGTTAACTTGAGCACCATTGGTGTCCAACAGATTAGCCGTCAACCCGTTGACGTTGAACAAATAGTACGTAGTCGCAGCCGATATGCCAGTCGGCAAAGACCCAGATGCAGCAAATTGAACCGCTGTGCCTTCTGTAAGCGCGCTGGTTAAAGTAACAACCGTAGGAGATGCGGACGTAAACGTAACTGTCCCACCCAAAGTATTTAGCGCTACACCTCGCGTAGTAATTCCATTATCAGCTTGCCAGTAATAGATAGCACCACCACGGGGCCCAAACACCAAATCTTGGCCAAAATTATTTTGACTCCAAATCCGCAAAGAAGTGGTGGTGGTACCGCCAATACCCCAATAGCCAGCGCCCCATTTACCTGCGCCCCAACCATCGTAAGGCTGTTGAATTGCGGTACCTATACTAACTTGATATGCAGCCGAAACTGCTGAACCACCGGTTGTACCCGCCGCGACAGCGGATGAGGTTGTGATTGTGTACGAGTTAACATCGACAAACGTAATGCTAAATTGAGTGTTCAACAGCGAAGCGTAAGTACCCGTAACACCGCTAAACGTAACGTAGTCCCCATTAACAGCACCGTGTGAGGGGGCAGTAACAGTTACCGTCGTAGTGCCGTTGCCAAGAAACGGGTTAGACCCAAGGGTAGTGGTTACGCGAATTGGCGTAATGTCGTTGTACGCCCCGCCGTTCTCAATGTAAAACTTTAAGTTTGTCCCAAGCCCCAACAAATTAAAGTTGCTGAGCGTGGTCCAATTCCACAGTGAGCGGCACACACCAAGAAAGGTATTTCCGGAAATACGCTCCCACCCACCAATAACTTCGGGTGTACCTTGGCGAAACCGAATTTTGTCACACTCGTACCAACCACCTTCAGTTGTGTACCTAGTGTTTTCCCGGTTAACCCCCGGCTTAAACAAAATTTTGGTTAGGGGCATTACTTACTCGCCACACCTTTGTGCTTTTCAAAGCTGCGCATCCCGCCAAAACCAAGAAGACCCGATAAGAGCACCATCAACTGCTCAACATCAAGATCAGGCGGTGCGGATAGACCTTGAGGAATTATATCCACACCTTGCCCAAAAGCCCAGCACCACTGCATCAGGGGGTACCCGAGGAATTGATAAGCAAGACCAGCCACCCCAACCCAGCCCACAGCAGGACGCCAACCACTGACAAATAAGCTAGAGCTTGCAGCTTCAATCTTGTTGATATCCACCTGCGCAAGGTCCGTTGCCTGATCAATCTTCTTTTCTTCCAGATCAAGTTTTCGGTCCTCAAGTGCCATCTGTAGGCGCTCTTTATCCGTTGTGATGAGGTCACCCGCAACTTTCCCCACTCCCTCGATGATTGAGCCAATACCCATCAAGTCCATTATTTCAATCCTCGTAGAGTACGGTTAATCCAGCCGCGAAGGAAGCGATCCTGCACTTTGTCTCGGTTGCAGATCTCAACGTACC